AAATCCCATATTGTCTTCAACATAACCACAATCTTTTTGCAAACCTTCATTAAACTCACTACCAACTGTGTTCCAAACAACTGTGTCAGTACAATAAAGTTTTTTGAAATCTTTGATATTATAAGTGTAATTTTTATCACAACATTTTCCTTTTTCAAAAGATAAAAAATGGTTGTGGTCTTCAATATCTCCATGTTCTAATTCAAACATTTCAATATCAAATTCGTAGTATATTGTTTTCATTAATTTTCTCCTATTAAATAATGAAAGATTAAATTAATTTTTCATTTTAAGAAGTTTACAATTAAAAAATTAAGTCCCCCGACATTTCTGTCAGGGGCCGTGGTTTACTGGAGACGCTCAGGAGCCCATTTAGCTAAGAACCTTTTTACTTGTCTAAGGTCATTAGCACACTCCTGAATGTCTTCCTCATGGTCATGGCTCATATAAATACTGTAACGACTATCCGCGTCTAGAATAATCCTTGCATCATCATACTTCTCGTTAACTTCTTCGATACTACCAGTATCTAAATGGCCATCTTCTACATCAACTCTAGCCCATTGAAAATCTTTGAGCTCGTCAACTTTGAAAGCGTCCTTAACGATTTGCCTGATCTTAATTTTTTTCATAATAAACTCCTATGTTATGAAAAGATTAACATTACAAAATTAGTCACCAACTATGTCAAACAGATATAGGATTTCTCCCATACTTAATAGTATCAGAAAACAAATCAATGTCAACTATTAAAATTATTCAATGAAATCAAGTACTTAGGAGGACGATTCTTTTTTCGTTTTCCAGAAATATTCGTCAGTATCTCCGAGTCGGGTATCATTTCCATTTTCGACTTGGTAAAATTCGGTACTAACTTTAAAGTCTGGGCGCTTTGGTTCGTCAGGCGTGAGAGAATTATCATAAACTCTCATTCTATTATTAGGATACAAACAGAACTGGCCATTATTTAATTCCAGTAAATTAAAAGACTTATGTTCATCTGGTTGTTCAGACGTACTAAAATCCACAGAATTTATATCGGCGTGATAATTATCTAGGGTTGCTATGTAAGTACCTTTTTGCAGACCAAAATCTCTGGTTAACACCTCATAGTCCATTGAACCGATGAATTGCTTATGAATAGCAACGATACCATAATCCATACAGTTCCAGAACTGAAGATTATTAAGAGGCATATCGGGAGTGGGCGTTTCGGCTTCAGATAAAAACGCACTAATAGGCAACTTATCAAACAAAGCACCATATTCAGGTAGATAAGTTTCAAAATAAAACGCTCTTCCAGGTATAGATTTACATGAAACCCAGATTCCATCGACAAATTCACCATGTCCATCTTCGAGATCCCTTAAATATTCCCGCCTAACTTTTACTTTAATAGCGGGCAGATTACATATTAATTCACTCATATTATTATCTCACTTAACGTTGTTTCGCGGGCTTCGATAGAACTAGTTTTGTTTATTCGACCAATTTCATCTTCCATTTCAGCCCTAGCCTTTGCTTTTTTACCAATATCTTCAAACAACATTTCGTCTTCAGCGGGTTCAGTAGGATTTAATTGCGCTAATTTATATATTTCTCTAACGGCCGTGTTTACACCAGAGGATTGATATTCTCCTCGGCACATAGAACAAACTTTAGGTTCAACACGTTCATGCTTGGTATTTTTAAGCAATACACCGCAATCTTTACAATGATCTATACTATTTTTTGGCATTTAATATCCTCTCTTAATAACTATAAGACTATTTGTTAACAAAACAGCCATTTTTGCATTGTCAGCCTTTTTTAATTTTGATACTTCCTCATTAACCAGACCTTCTATTTCTAAAATAGCCTCTGCCCATAGTGGCATTTCGTTTATGTTAATCCAAGAATTATTTTTTTTGTTTTCCTCATTCATATTGTAAATCCTTCCCCATATTTTGCTATCATTACATGACCTTCATCTTGACGATGCTTATCACAAATTCTTATTTTTCTTATTTCGCCCGTACTAGCTTCCACTAGTGTAAACGTTGGATAACTAATATCCCCATCAGTTTCGATTTGGAAATGAACTAACTTATAATTAAGCAAGGTTTCGTAATGCTTAGTCATCCAATCCTGATGTTGTTTTAGTACACTCATTTAAACATCTCCTTCATCTTCTCCAAAAAGGTTGGCTTGTGGGGCGTGACCCGTGGGTCGAGAATGTGGAGTTTCCACACGTTCATCATAGTCGTTGGCTTTTTCCCAAATTCGTCTACATGGCGGGATCCAGAGCAGTTGGGTTTCTTTAGTAGTCCCCGCAGAGCCGCGCCATATGAACCAAGCGTAGCTTGTAGCCGTTGAAGCAGTTGCTGACAAGCGACCTTTAATGATTGGCACTCGTTCACTAAATTGCGCGATAAGGTGCGGAGGATTTGGTTTAAATAATCTTTCATAACGTCCTATACTTTCCATAAATTGAGTTCGAGCAAAGATTGCAACGCATTGCCGTGCCATTGGCAAGGCTTTTAGTACAAATTCTTCTGCTAAATTAAAAGGTGGGTTGGTTATAATAAAATCATATGAGCCTGAGACATCGGCCGTTAAGAAATCAGCTATACGATCTTGGCCATAGTCAGCTATGTCACATGATTCGATATCGGTAAAATACTCTTTAAGAACTTTGACCATATGCCCGCCACCGCAAGCGGGTTCGAGGCACGTCTCAGAGATAACATCGTTATGGGGAAACAACCAGTTTGGTTTGAGGATTTCTTCAAACAAAGCTCTGGTTGCCCAAGGAGGTGTAGGGAAGTAATCCAGACTGCGAATCACTTCATGCCGTTGGCTCATAACGGCATGACTTTTGTTCTGACTAATCATTCGTCCTCCTCACATTCGCACGTTTCAGGAACTTCATCATCGCCCAACATTGCGCTCCACTCGTAATCACAAAGAGTACAAGTGAAGCGGCCATTTTTTTCTACAATCATAATTTCTCCTCATTAAATATTGTTAAACCAAATTTATACCCGCGCCGATAATAGGCAGAGGACTTTTGTTTATCGTTCATATTTTTTTTATGATAAGCGTCTGTTACACCATCTTGAAAATGAGATAAATAATTAGATCTCTTTTTCTCTACGGGATTTTCCATCAATCGTCTCCCAAATTAAATTGTTGATGTAAATCACAACAAGCCTCATCCAAAGCTTTAATATCAGATAACATAATATCGTTTAGATCTCTTATGCTGAGTATAGTGCTATTTAAAGCTTCGTAAGTAGCGTGAACCGCTTGTATTTGTTCGAGAGTAAGGGTTTGTAGACCTTTTTGTCTAAGCTTTCTTTGCTTATCTCTTTCTATTTGCCATTCTGGTTTCTTTGTCATTTTGACCTCCAAGTCTTTGTTAAAGTTCGTGTGCAGATTGTTTTGAGGTTGCGTCACTAAGAGTAATACTGAGATTAATACACAGTCCTGAACTTGCTAAACAATCCGCACATATAATAAGTAGGATTTATCGCATACGATGTCAAGCACAAAAAAATCCGCTAGGGATAGCCTAGCGGATTTTAGGGTTTTGCAATGTCATCTTAAGGAATAGGAGTACATTAAGATATTTTGATACTATTCTCCGGCCAAGAAGAAGTCAATCCCATATATTAACATATTTGTATTTTTTTAATTTAATTCTTAAATCTTCATTAGAGCAGTTGCTACAAAAAAGGTTTATGGCTAGTCTACTGTCTCCGGTAAACAATAGTTTATCATTGCGGTATACAGTTCCTTTGGCATTGGAGCTTACTTTTAATTTGTACTCGCCGTTCTCATAGATCGATTCGTTCATTTAGCAATACTTCGCAAACTTTCCATCACCGAATCAATCGAGGGGATCTTTGAGTTCTTATTGACCACACAGCGATACTGCTTCGGGCATCCCACCCTAATATCAGCAAATTCTAACTCATATGTTTTTTGTGCTCCAACGTAAATACAAGCCATCTTATCTTTAAACACTTTCCTCGTTTTTAATCGGCAAGTGGTGTAGACGGGCTCAATTATTTTACCTTGCCATATTTTTTGCTGTTTAGTGTAATCTTTTGCTTCAGCTCTCTTAATCCAAATAGAGGTCAACACTGTAAAGAAACCAATTATAACTAAGAACAAAAGAAACCAACCAATTACTTCTGCAATTTGTTTTCTCAACGCTTGCTGCTTATATATGGTTCGTTGACGCTCTTTCCTAATCTCTCCTTCCATTTGAAGTAATTCATCATAAGCGTTAGGTCCTATGGTTAAATTTAAAAACATCTTTAACTCATAGCGTTGTTCTTCTAATTTTTTCTTAGCCGAATAAGCCTGTAGTGCTGTGGCTTCAATGCTTCCTGCACCAAAGACTTTACCAAATATTCCTGGATTCTTTGCTTGTTTTTCAGCGTTATCTATATCTGATGAGGCTCCCATCCACCTAGTTAAGTCACCAGACATTTGTTCTAAATCACGACCAACAGCAAACCCACTCTTAATTGCAGAGAATGCTTTGCTTGCAACACCTACGGCTATTGATATAGTTACTGGATCCATATCCAGATTATATCACACCTTATTTAGGTTTGTTAGCCCTTGCCTTAGAAGCAGCATTCGTATTTATACGATACACATTCACATCGTTTCTATCGTCAGCAATGCTCTCTTGTAACTTCTGTCGTTCTTGAGCCAATTCATAAGTTTGCTGTATCTTAGCTCCGTCAACTTGAAAGTTCATTTGATCATTCATTGTTTTACGTTGCAATTCAGCTGTATCATTCTCTAACTCTTTCTTCCTTATTTCAACTAAAGGATCTTCTGGAGTTTGTGGTGCTAGTTGCGGTAATAACTCATTTAAAATCTCACCAATTTGTTGAGCTATTGCAGCTTCTATTGCAGCTGGATCTATCTCTGGCACAGGTTCACCTTGCATCTCAGCTTCTTGTGAAGCTTTTTCAAAAAATGTGGTTACTTGATCACGAGCCATTAAACCAACGTGTTCTTGCACATGAGACTGTAACATAATAAAACCTTGTGGATTTGCCTGTGAAGCAGGACTCGCCAAGAAAGGAATATGAGCTCTAACGTGTGCTTCATGATCTTGTTCCGGAAATGGTTGTAAAGGCATACCTTTTAAGGCATTCCCGTTTTCCGTAGCAGGATCCATGGGCTGTGGTTGTGGCTTTTGTGGTAAAATTGCATCAATATTCTTTATATCCAACGCATCATACATTCTTCTATACGCTTCATGGATGTTATGAATTTCTGGTGCTGCTTGTGCAAGCTGTAATTGCGTTTGTGCAAGCGATAATCGTTGTGCCATAGAGAAAATATTAGGGTCTGATACCGGAAGTATGTCCACACGACCATCAAAATCCTTTTGCATAGTCTCTGGAGGCACATTTCCAACAAAATAAGGGTATGGAACCGGATTTTCACTAAAAATCTCACCTAACATACGAAATTCTTGCTTTTGAGCGTAATGTAAACGCTTATGTATAGCAGAAATGATCTTAGAGCCCTGTTCAATCAGTGCAACAGTCGTTCCAACAGGTGCATTTGAGTTCATATCGGCTACTTTTGCATCTGCAACCTGTGCAAAACGTCTACCTGAATCAACAACCACACCCAAAAGTTGGGCTAACGTAGCTGAAGGCTCTTTATAGGGGAGTGGGATGATTGAGTTCTTGAGATCTCCACCCGGTACATCGATATCTCGAAATTCCCCAGGATTAAGAGGCTCATCATCATTACGAATACGAACACCACGAGCTTTAAAGCCAGCTGGAAGGTTCGATAACGTACCCGCATCAATCAACTGCCTTAAAATTGAAGTCGCAGCACGAGATAAGCCGCCGATTGTATGTAACAACCCAAAGCCATAAAAACCAAAGCCCGGAAGAAATTTGAAGTGTACAAAATGTTGCCTCTTTCTCTTTAATGTGTCTTCTTCTCTAAAGTTTCTAGAAATTGATAGCACATTTCCAGAGCTTTGATCAATGGTGACAATATAAGGGAGCATAATCCCTGAAGGATTGCCCTCCATATCCATATCTTCAAAGCCTTCCAAATCCAAGTCAATGTGGCATTCCAATAAGGTATAAGAGTCATCAGAATAGTTCGGACGTAGTCCCAACAACTCATCAGCACGTTCTTGAATAGAACCTTCGTCTTCGTCATAACCTCCTTCAGATAATTCAACATCTCTGTATACTCCTGCTACTTGTAGTTTGCGTATATCATTATACGTCATTCTAACAACGTGTGTCACCCTCTCTGCTGTTCTTAAATCAGAAGCCGAGTATGGAACAACCATATCCTCGGCAGGTACAAACTTAGAAACTGCCCTTTGCTTAGTCTCGTCAAAGTATACTTTTTTAAAGGTGGAACCAGTTAAGGGCAGATAGAATAACATCTGATCAGTGTCGGGATCGTACTCCTCCATGATCTCTGTAATTTGGTAATTCATAAAATCTTCAACACGCTGGGCTTGTGACTCAGTTTCCTTGGTCGGTGTTCCAAGAACCGCTGTCTTAACAGGCCCACCACTTGGTAACATCTCTTTATAACTCTGTGCTTGAAACTGCGTAACCGCTTCTGATAGTAAAGGGTGCGTTACACCACTGGCCCCTAAGAAAGGTTCACTTCGATCTTCGTAATTAATACCAAGTAACCCTAATCCCTTTGCAATAGCTTCTTCCCAATCTTCCCTAGACTCAACGTCCTCACGAAATTTTGATTGTATCTCAGATGATAGTTCTCCAAGAACCGAATCATCAAGAACCTCTGCAAGATTGGCTCCATGGTCATATTCTTCCGCCTCAACTTCTACATCGACTTCTATTTGAGCACCATCGTCCATCATAGGTTGACCACCCGCTCCCATAGATGGTTCTATCATTCCTGCTATTTGTCTAGGTTCTATTGCCATTAGTATATCCTCGTTGTTCTTTTCTTGTTGGGTAACATTCTATCCGAAAATCTATTTGTAATTGTTTGGTACTTTTCTGCCCCGTTCACGTTCACCGAACCACCTAGGTTCCATTTTCCCTTGTCTCCAAAATCTTGAAAAGCTTTTCTTAGTTTATTTATATCAGGATCACCATTTTTTAATTTGAATTCTGGCATATCCGCTGTTGGTCGAGAACTATGTCTTTTTGCATATTCAACGTCTTTCATGTTTTTTGCCTCTCTTTGCTTGGCAACTAACTCATCCGTATTGACTTGTTCTTTTGCTTCTTGTCTGCCTCGTGCAAATATATTTTTTTCGTAATTTCTTCTTGCTCGGTCTGGTTTTATTTTTGTACCTTTATATGCAATATTTCTACCACGTTTATCTCCAAGGCTATCGGTAGGAAATAATCTTCTTGCTGCACCTTCTCCTGAATCACCAGATCTTATAATCTTTTGTAAGAGTTCTCCCTCAGACATATTTAATTTTGCGTCTTCAGATAAATCTTTTAATGCT